CTTTCATAATGAAACACTCATTGGTGATGAAGAATACGGCTTCATTGAAGAAATCGATTCAAGAGCTTTAAGTGATACAAAAATGAAGGATGTTCCTATGAAATATAATCATATGGACTCCTTTTTAATTATTGCCAGAACCAAGAACCAGTCCTTATCGCTAACTGTAGACAATATTGGTTTAAAAGTACGTGCTGAATTACTAGACACCAATACGAATCAAGACATCTACAAGATGGTAAGAAGTGGATTGTTGGATAAGATGAGTTTTGCTTTTACGGTTGATGAACAAGTATGGAATCGTGAAGGTAAAATTCCAAAAAGAACCATTACTAAGATAGAACGTTTGTATGATGTGTCGGTTGTGGATACACCAGCATATGATGCAACGAGTATATACGCTCGTTCTTTAGAATCTATGGAGTTAGAACTAAAGGCTATGGAGTTAGCAGAGCAGGAACAAAAATCAAGAATTATTAAAAAACGTATCAAAATAAAATCACAAATCTAAAAGGAGAAATAAATCATGAACTTAGAATTAAGACGAAAAGAAATCGAATCAAGATTGACTGAAATCAGAGGTCTTGTCGATAATGAAACAGACATTGCTAAACTTGAAACGCTAGAAAATGAAACCAGTGAACTTCAAGAAGAACGTACAATGATTGATAAGAAAATGGCAATTGCTACGAAAGCAGAAATCAAACCAATCATCATTGATAATCGTAATCAAATGGATAAAGAAAAACTAGAAAAACGCGCAGCAAGCTTACGTGAGAATCGAGTGATTCAAGTATCAAGTGAAGAGATCTTATTACCTGAACATACAGCTTCTGGATTGGCACCAGTTCCATTTGCTCAAGTATCAACACTTGTGGACCGCGTTAATGTGATTAACTTAAATGGTGGTGAAACCTATAAGAAGTCATTTGTTAAAAGTAATGGAACAGCAGGCACTACGCTTGAAGGTCAACCTTATAGTGAAACTGAACCAGCTTTTGGATATTTAACGATTTCAAAAGTTAAGATTACTGCTTACACAGAAATCACAGAAGAACTAGAAAAACTTCCTGCTATTCCTTATCAAGCTGAAGTATTGAGAAATATCAACATTTCACTTAAGAAGAAGATCAGCGAACAAATCTTACGTGGGGCTGGAACAACCAACACATTCACTGGAATCTTCAGTGATGCAGCAGTGGCACTTGCAGATAAAGCAGCACTTGAAATTGAAGCAATCACTGATCAAACACTTGATGATATTGTCTTTGCCTATGGTGGGGATGAAGAAATCGAAGGTGGTGCAGTTCTTATTTTGAATAAGAATGACTTACGTGCATTTGCAGGACTTAAGACTCAAGAAGGTCGAAAAGTACATACAATCGATTATGTCAATAAAACCATTGATGGTATTCCATATATCATTAATTCGCATTGTAAAGCTATTTCAGATAGTAATACAGTTGCTGGTGAATATGGTATTGCTTATGGGGCGCTTAAGAACTATGAAGTGCCAGTGTTCTCACCAGTTGAAATTGGTAAGTCTACTGATTACAAATTTAAAGATGGAATCATCAGCTACAAGGCATCAGTATTTACAGGTGGTAACGTAGTTGGGTATAACGGATTCCTTCGCATTAAAAAGAAAGCTGCAGCCTAATAGCTAAAGCTTATTGATTGAATAAGAAAGGATTGATCTCATGGCGATACTAGACATTGTAAAAAAAGCACTACTCATACCACTATCAGAAACGTATGCTGATGACGAGCTCTCTACTCATATTAGTAGTTGCAAATCATACTTAATGAGCTGTGGGATCGATCCTTCTTACATCAATGACGAATCAAATCCAATGGTGAGTACATTAATCATTATTTATGTTAAGACTTTCTTTGGATTTAAGAATGATGGTAGTGCAAAAGAACTACCTAAGACTTTTGATATGTTAGTCGGTCAAATTGCACTGACAAAAGGAGTAGAAGAGAATGTTTCCTAATTCACCAAATGTCAAATTGAACTTACTAACTCTTGTTTTGGTGCAAAATTCTATTGGATCCTCAATTTACCAACTTCAACACTCGAAGGAAGTTATAGGCATTAACTTTAGCATCACATCTAACGAATACTATGAAAGTAAAAGATCAGACATAAAGATTGATCTAGCACTTAAAATTCAAAGTTTTTTATATGATAACAGCAAGTATGCAGAAATTGATGATGACATTTACAAGATTGAACGAACCTATCAAATAGGACAGTTCATTGAGCTCTATCTAAGCAAAACAAAACTCAGAAAGAGTGATATCATTGATTACGCTTGATGAGTTAGGAGTAGAAATTTCTAACATGGTGGATGACTATGCTCAAGATATTATTATCAAACTTGAAGAAAGACTCGATGAAACAGCTCAGGAGATCGTGAAGTATATCAGATCAAATGCACCTAGAAGTGGTGGTTCAAAACCATTTGCTGATTCGTTCATTGCTGAACCTCAAGGTAGTGGAATCAATAAATCAATTGTTATATTCTCTAATGAAAAAGGGAAGCTCACACACTTGCTTGAGTTTGGTTTCACACACCGAAGTGGTAAATATGTCGGACCACGACCGTTCATGCGACCTGCCTATGATTTACTTACGCCTAAGATGCTAGAAGACATCAAAAGAATTATTGAAAAAGGTGATGATTGATGCAAGAAAAGTTAGAAGCTTTATTTGAAACCCTTAACTCTGTATTACCAGGTAAAGTTTCGTATGGAACAAGAGTAGGGTTAGAAGATGATCCAAACTATATCATTTACCAAGAACTCACTAATAGAACAATCGTTTATGCTGATGATAAGTCCATAGTTAAAATTGCAACATTTCAAGTAAGTTTGATTACTGAAAAGAAGGATGTATCATTAGAAGAAAGATTAGAATCGTCCCTTTATTTTATGGGATATGAATATGAATTATTATCTGAATTCATCAATGAAGATGGTTCAGTCAACAGAGTATACGAAATCAAACAGGAGGTATTTTAAATGAGTAATAAAGTAACATTCGGTTTAACTAATGTGCATTATGCACTCGCAACACAAGCTGCAGATGGTAGTTGGACCTTTGCAACACCTAAAAGATTAGAAGGTGCTCAGGAGATCACAACAGAAGCTATCGGAGGAACATCACAAGTATATGCAGACGATAAAGTCATCGCCACTTTGGTTTCCAATGCAGGTTCGAATGTGACGCTTAAGTTTACAGAAATTGATGAAGCATTCAAAAAGGATATCTTTGGTTTCTTAGAAGACACAAATGGGAACCTAGTAGAGATTCTAAATGCTGAAACAAAAACTTTTGCTTTAGGCTACGAAATTCAAGGCGATATCAAAGCAAGACGTATTTGGTATTACTTATGTACTGCAACACCATCAGGAGATTCAAGCAAATCAAAAGGTGATTCTATTGAAGCGAATTCAATTGAATTAAGTATTACTGCAAGACCAATTGAGGCTGGAAACAATCTTATTTTAAGAGTTATTGCAGGAGTTGGAGATTCTAATTACAGTACATTTTTAACAACAGCACCAGCACTACCGACATTTATTTAAGGAGTAGATTATGGAAAAAACTCTCAGACTTGGTGATAAAGATTATCGCTTGCACTCATCACTTTATACTATCATTGATTATCGTAATGTATTCTCAACTGAACTATTTAGTGATATCAAAAAATTAGAGAAATCTAGTGCGAAAAAAGAAGAAGAACTGTCAACAGTAATAGATACGATCTTTAGGATCATCTATATACTACACCGACCATTCTACAAACAATCTTATAATGATTTCTTGATGTCACTTGATTTTTCACTATTAAGTAATCAAGATGAACTAGAAAATCTGACGAATGCGATAGGTGAAATGCTCGGGACGTTTCAGAAAAGCACACCCCCAACCAACAAGTGAAAATAACCAAGAAATAGAAAACGTCACAGCAAACATCATTTTTAACCTAGCTCATTTAGGAATATCAATTGAAGATTCAAAGCACTTTGATTTAGAGACATACTTTGAGTTAGTAGGTTTAGAGATGAAAGTCATTAATGGGAATCATTCAAAGAAATATGGCACACAGGGTGATATTGACAGGTTTCTATTGTGATTATTATATTGTATGATAGAATATAATTAATTCTAAAAATGTAGGCAATGCCTACAAATATTAATATGAGGTGATCATATGCATAAAATTAAAAAAATGCTAAAGATTATGGTCATCATTTCTAGACTATGACGAATAGCTAGATTTGTTTGATTCATAATCGAACACTTCTTATAGAAGGAAGGGAAAAGCATGACTTTGGTTGTGCTTTTTTCTATTTCAGCAAGTATAAACATAGTTTAATGTGTTTTTCTTTTACACTGGAGGTGAGTATTTATGGCAGAAACGGTCAAAGGGTTGAACATTAAATTAACACTTGATGGTAAAGATCTAGAAAATGAACTTAATGGCATAAAAAAGGATCTTAAAGAACAAAACAAAGACCTCAAAGCCATTAATACAAATCTTCGTTATGATAGCTCTAATCTAGACCTTTGGAAATCAAAACAAGATAAACTTAATGGAATCTTATCAACGACTAAAAAGCGACTTGACGCTCAAAACCTAGAACTTGAAAAAGCTAAAAAAGCTGTTCAAATTGGTGATATGAGTCAAGAAGAGTTTAATAAACTCAAACGCAATGTACAGTATACAGAAGCTGAGATTTCAAAACTAAATAATGAGCTTGGTAAAACTAACGGTAAAATCAAAGAATTAAGTAATGCTAAATTTGATAAGATAGGTAAACTCGGTTCAACACTCACAAAATCTGTAACGGTTCCTATTTTAGGAGCCGTTTCTGCTTTAACGGCTTTTTCAGTCAAAGCAGCCTATACTGCGGATGAAATTGGCGATACAGCACAAAAGATAGGTTTATCTGCAGAAGCATTCCAGGAATGGAATCATGTTGCTACAATCATGGGAACGTCAACCGAAAGCTTGAATAAAGGATTCATTAAAGTCAATGGTATCTTAGGTGATATTGCTACTGGTAATGCAGATAAAGTCGTTGATAGTTTAGCTCTGATCGGCTTAACAGTTGATGATCTAAAGGGCAAGAACGCTGATGAGGCTTTTGAAATTATTAGTGAAGCATTAAGTAAGGTAGAAGATGAAGCAGTAAGAGTAGGTGTGGCCAATGAATTCTTCGGAGAGAAAATTGGAACTGAACTTATACCTATTCTTTCCAGTGAGATTTCTACGATAAGAGACTTAAGACAAGAAGCAAGAGATCTAGGTATTGTAACCAATGAACAAGCTGCACAAGCAGGTGAGTTTACAGACGCACTTGACCGAACAAAACAAGCATTGTCAAGTTTGGGTGTAGATATTGCAACAACCATGATACCAATTTTACAGGTATTGATCATCAAAGTAAGAGATGAGATCATTCCAGTTGTTAAAGATTGGATTGCAAGATGGAATAGCTTAGATTCAGACACAAAGAAAATGGTAGCAACCCTCATAGGCTTGGTGGCTGCAGTTGGTCCAGTTCTAGCTATTATCGGTAAGGTTGGACCACTCTTAAATATTGTAGCCATGACGCTTAAAGGTGTCGGTTCTGCGGGGCTTTTCGCAGGAGCAGGTATAAACTTTGCTACACTTGGTATTGGCGCGCTAATCGCAATTTTAGCGATGGCTTTACTACAAAGTGAGGAGTTTAAGGCATTGCTTGATAGGCTCATGGAAACTTTCATGCAGCTTTTACCGCCAATTTTATCGATTGTCGAAGCTCTGATGACAGCATTACAGCCCATCTTAGATGTGATCATTGATCTAGTTGTCATGCTCGTAGATTTATTAGTACCTATTTTAGATGTAATTCTGATGCCACTGATTATGCAAGTTGGTATGTTTGCTGAAATATTAGAGATGTTGGCACCGCTAATTATTACGCTTGGAGAAATACTTCAAGCTATTTTAGTTCCTGCAATCAAAGTACTTAAAACAGTTTTAGATCCAATCTTAAAAGTAGTTCAAAAGATCATTGAATTTATTCAGAAAATATTTGAGTGGATTGGAGATCTACCTTCTAAAATTGGTGATTTTGGAGGAAAGATTAAAAACGTGTTTGGCAGTGTAACGGAAGGTATTAGTAATATCGCATCTAATGTAACAAATGGTATAAGCGATTTTGCAAGTAAGGCAGCAAACAAAGTAGGCGGTTTCTTTGGTAAGGTGGGAGGATTTTTCAGTGATACCTTTAATTTAAAAGGTTCAAGCACGGTTAACAACTCTAGCTCAAATTCATCATCAACGAATACAAACAATATCACCATCAACACAACATCTCCAACATTTGATATCGATTCTATTAACAGAGCGTTAGGAGGTAATGTGATTTGATCAGACAATTTTATTTAGAGAATGAATATGGTGAAATCTATTACTTTGATTATAGGAATCAGACACTCATTACCCAAGCAAGTGGGCTCGGTTTTGCTTTAGACATCAAGTATCTTGAATATGACCGCATGTATGCGAAATCGGAATACCAACTGCCGATGACTGAAATCAATGAAACATTAATCTTTCTAAGAGGATATCAAGGATACAAAGCATTTGTTGACTATTTATCAAAATCAAAGAAAGAACATAAGCTTCACTATGTTACACCAGCATTTGCTTCTTATACATTCGTGGATGTATCGAGTCTTTCTAAAGCAGAGCTTGTTAGTGGTACAATTCAAAGTCAAATCATCTTTAAAAAACTATCACTTTGGATCAAAGAGAAAACGTACGAGATAATAGCCAATGGCAGTAGCTATGGCAAAGTATATCCATACCAATATCCATTTATATATGCAAACTCTTATCAAGGCATCACGCATATTAACAATCAAGGATTAGATGAAGCACCACTCAACATTGAGATTTATGGTGCTTTTTTAAA